CTAGCGAGATTGCATCGCGGCTTTAACCAATTTCAAAGAATATTTCCCTTGAACATTAGGCAATTTTTTATTCTTGGCCAACTTCTTGAAAGTGTACCAAGTTAGACCAGGGATACGCTCACAAAGCTGTGTAATGTTCAAAAGCTCATCATCTTTTTCGGCGAATGCCTCTAAAATTGCTTTTTTACATACACGGCCAAGCATGGATTCAAGCTCTGATTCATGTATGAGTATCATTCTATTTTCACTCACTTCAACCCCTCCGCATCCGCTTTTGCTTCTTCATAAAAACGTTTGGCTTCGTCAAAATTTGATGTCTTTAGGATTGGATAGCCTTTTTTATGACAGTCAACTATCTCACCAAACTTAAAAACACGTTCAGCCATTTCTAAATTGTCACACCAGTACATTGCTTCATTAAACCAAGATTCTGTATAGAACATTTCTTTGGCGTGATCTTCTGCAGTACCTTCCCAAACTTGCACTTCAAAGCAATCATCGAAAATCTCTAATGCAAATTCATTGCCTTCCTTCTCATTCATGCTTTTGTAGCGAGCAACTGCTTTCTCTGCTAATTCTTTGGATGCAGCAGGGCATTGCTCAAACGGGCTATCACATTCAGGTCGGATAGCTACACACCATAATTCTGAATTACTCATTTCCGCCCCTTGCTGCTTCTACCATTGCTTTTTCTAAAAGAGGTTTGTGCTCAAATAATTCTTTAAACCCATCGTTTGAAACATAAGCAGCATTAATATCTTCATTCATCCACTTCATCGCGACCCGTAATGACTCAACTGGCACCACCACGCAGCCTTCAAGATTTTTCTGCATGTGATTGATAGCGCGTTTCCACATTGACCATCCAGTATTGATGCGATGATATAGGTCGTCAGCATCATCTTCAAAAGCAGAATCTATGTCATCACGAACAATAAAGTTACCTGCCTCCATATCAAATTTTAGAAATTCAAAATGCTCTGGAAGCCAATAAGCCTCTTTGAATAATGGTAACTGCTCTGCCCAGAAAGCCTGTTTTTCTGCCAGTGTTGGTTTTTCAATATTCATGCTGCCACCTTCAATGTTTCTTTTGCTTCATCTATATCTTTGTTAAACTTGCGAACATCTTGCTCTAATGCTTCGATCGCTAAGTTTTTAGCAAAGACGCGGATAATGATGATTTGTAGTTCAGGCTCTAACCGTGGGTCAAAGCTAATAAAGTCACACCACTCACGTCGAGTACAAGACAACTGGCATGTAATCTGTGGAATGTATTCATCCGGTACCTGCTTGGTGAGCAGAGTATTCAAATGTGTTGTAGTGTCAGGGCACTTAACTTCAATCTGTCCATCTTCACCAACTAGACCATCTGGTGACGCACCAAACATCTCAATAAAAGGGTGGTTGATTAGACCAGTGCCAACAACAAAACTACCTGTTTCATTTTCATAAGCAGTGATTGCATGTGGTTCATTGTCTACACCCCATTGCATATGGAGGTTAGATTGGATTTCCTTCTGAACGCCAGTTAGGCGCTCAGCAAGAATTGTTAAACCCAATGCATTTAAAGCTTTTCCTTTTGCAGGTTTTGCATTTAAATCCTTTACTCGGCTTGCTGTGACTTTTCCACAGCGTTCCGAATGCCAATCGTCACTACGCTGGAGAATGTTCATAAACTTCTCCTTGAGGTTGGTCAGCTTGTTGAGCTGCTTCTTTTAATGAGGCACTATGAGTTGTCCAGAAATGTTGCTTGCATTTTCCTTGCGGTAGTTCTATATAACCAGTTTGCAAAGCCTCTGTACCTTCCATTGCTAAGGCGCGCATATTATCTAAGTGCTGTTCCTCAAAAGTTTCATAGCCTTCTGGAACGCTTGGCGAAACTGTTTTGACAGTTGATGTATTACAGTCATCGATACGATGCGCTTCATCTTCGTCATAAATACCAGAGAAGCCAAAAGCCACACGTGCACACTGGATTAAAGCTTTATGTCGAAGCATGCGTTTTGGATATTTCTTCCATGGTTCTGAAACACCTTGGCATTCGCTCAAATACTCAGTAACAACAGTTGGATGAGATCGATCTTTGCGGAAAATCTTGCAAGTGCACGATTGTTCATCTTGTTCGAACTGAATCCCATCAGTAAGTGGATTGTCATTAATAATACGTGCCCAACCATCAATTCCCACTACTGGAGTGATGCCGCCACCTTTTGCAGGGAAGGCATAAATCTCTTTAGTAAATGGGTTAAGTTTGTATTGGTTGGCAACAATTAATAGAGAAAGAAATTCATCATTTGTTGCTTTCTTAAATACTGTATTAACAAGAGTATTTGCTAGTTCAGCAGGATCAACATCTTGCATATTAAAAGCTGATGCAATCTTGCTAACTTGAGATAAAACAATATTACTCATCTTCTAATCCTCAAAACTTGATTGAAACGTGTGGAACTAAGCCCTTATTGATAGCCTGCAAAATCTCTTTGCCTTTAGCCTCATCAATACCCAAAGCCAATAGGCCTTTTAGAGATTCGTTGCAGATTTTTTTCTTATGAGCTTGATTTGCTTGGCGTGCCAATTCTGCCTGACGATCGGCTTCAGCTTTATCTGCTTGTTCTGCCTCAATACGCTGGCGCTCAGCCTCAGCAGCATGTTTTGCGCGCAACTCAGCGGCTTCTTTTTCCGCAACTAGACGCGCTTCACGTTCCGCAGCTTCACGTTGTTGACGTTCAGCTAGTTCAGCCTGTTCTTTCTGCTCGCGCTCAAAACGTTGCTTTTCAGCCAAAGCTTTTGCTTCTGCTTCGATGCGCGCTTTATCAGCAGCTTCTTTAGCAATACGCTCTTCATGTTCGCGCTGTAAACGTTCTTGTTCAGCTTTACGTAAACGTTCCAATTCTGCCTGTTCAGCTTCATATTTTTCACGTGCAACTAGTGCAGTGCGTAGCTTTTCCAAAGTCTCAAACTTTGCAACTTTGGCCTCTTGTTCAAATTCTTCGAAAGACGAATCAATAGAGACATTTTCTAAAGCACGGATAGAAACCTTGATATTTTCGCTTGTCCAATCTTCAGGATATTTTTGCAAAAGATCAGCAGGCATCTTGATACCAATGATTGCGTCTTGATGTTTCTTAACACGATCTTCTTCTGCCTTTTCCCACGCATCACGCGGTGCCAAAATCTCATCACGCAAAGCATCAAACTTTTTAACGATTGCAATTCGGTCATCATCAATTAATTTAATTTGAGCCTTTTGTTCAGCAACCAGTTCTTTACCGCATTTCTCGATCAATGTTTTTGATTTACTTACTTTCATAGCAAGTGAACCAATCGCATCACGACCTTTTTTAGTTGTCACATCTGGAACGTGTGAACGAACTTCTTGAGCAATATGTTCAAACAATTCATCGGTGCCACCACGCTTAGCAAAAGCAGCAACAATCACGTTTTGTTCTAATACCTGTAATTCATTAACTTGCGCATTCATCTCTATTCTCCGAGCAAATATCTGCACAATTTCCTTTGATTTTGGATAAATTGCGCAGATTTGTTCTCATTAGGCTGCTTTCTTTAAAAGTTGTTCTGTTTTTTTGGCTTCGACATTTCTGATAGTCTCTTGCCATTCTCTATATTCTTGAGAGCTGATCACATTGAACTGAAAAGCGAACTCGACTACTGGTTCAAGTGAGTTGAAATCTTTCTGTGACAACTCTTTGATGTATGATTGAGCGTTCATTGTTGTGGCTCCTCATCACCAAATTCAGTGAAAACATCTGCACCACAGAAGGGGCAATAGTTAAGCTGAACTTTGTTTTTCTTGAATCGACCTGCTGCTATTACTAACTTGCGTTTTTGGTCTGATATTCGAACTCTAACTTGCGATTCGATATCACCAATCTGCTCATTAGTTACCTTTGTTAAGGAAGGGCACATTTCAATCCATGCGCCTGATTCGGATTTCTTGCAAATACTCATCCCTTAATCCCCATAAGCGCTGCAACTACAGCTTTTACTTTTTCTTCTGAATCCCAAGCGCCAAATTGAGTGTATTTAGGCTCTGCGGAATTAAAGAACAAAGGACCATATCCACATTCTCTATGAACATCTAGAACCCAGATTCGATCATCATCCTTCGGCTCAAAAGGAGCTGGAATCTCGATTTCAAGCTTTATGGTGCGGGGTTTGAGGCGGAATAAATAGCATTTAAAACGTTTCCCTTGATCTTCAAGAAAGATTTCAAATAAAGTATTTTTATCGACTAATCTCCATCCGCCCATTCTCTCGTTATACTCAACCTCTTTCCCATCCGCCAATGCTCTTAACGCATCAGCCCCACTAATCAGGCCCTGTTCTTGGACAGATTGATGTTCTGGCTTTTGGATTGGCTCTATACCCTCAAGATCAGTTAATGTGGAATGCTGCCAACTATTTAGTCCATAGAAATACCAATCACCACGACTTGATTTGTAGTAATGATTGCCTTGCAGCGTAAAGTTCGCATCGTTGATATCCTTGCGCTTAAGCACAACAAGGTCGCGAAGCTGAGGGAGGGTGAGTTCTTGATGTGAGCATAAGTCGTGGTCATCAAATAACGAACCACTGCCATCAGCAAATACTTGCAAGCTATTATCTTCATCTGAGAAATACATACTGCTAAATTGATAACCAAGTTGTTTAAACAACTCCTGAGCCTCTTTACTCTCATCCTCATCATTCACTTTGATTTTGTAGTTATTCATACCAACCCCCAATAAATTGCAAGCGATCCGTTAATTCCAAGCCATAGGGCTATTAATATTATTTGCATCTCAAACTCCCATCACAGCAGGGCAGATATGCGCATACAGAACATAAAGGAATGCGATAAACACCATAAAGAACACAACCATTAAGGCTTTGATTGATTTTTGTTGGTTGATCATGGAGTATCTACCTTATTAAGGATTACCAAAACTGTATTAACCAACGTCCCTGACTCTTTAAAAGACAGTTCTGGTAAGTCTTCGATAGATCCACATGCAAAGACTAGATCACGAAGCTCATTTGTTAATTTGTCGTCACGAAAGCGAACCCCTGAAGGCATTATTGCAACTAAGCGACCACCTTTCTTTAGGAACTTGAAAGCATGTAAAACATGGTGAATATCAGCACGAGCTTTATTAAAAGGAGGATTCATGACCACACGATCAAATTTCGGCTCAGGATTTACTAAAAGGAAATCACAGATAGTTACCTCATCAGCTAGCTTTTCTAAACCCTCCATCATGTCTGGATTTACTTCAAAACAGGCGGTATGAATGTCTTTATCAGTAACATTTAAAGCCTTTAATAGCTGTCCTGAACCTGCTGAGGGCTCCAAGATAAATTGATCATGATTGATATTTGCCTGACTAACGACATATTTAGCCAACTCGTCAGGAGTTGGGAAAAAGCCAAGCTCTTTTAATGGATTCTTTTTACGCTCAACTCGACCTAATAAGATCACTTCTTCTAATTGATCAGTTGGATCATCATTAAACAGATGAGCTTTTTCCTTTTTGCTCCATTTCCCACCAAGAGCATCAAGCACCTTATTTACATCTTGGTATGACTTACGGTCTAGTTGAATATCAGGAAGAAACACCTTGTTCCCTTCGATACGAGATGCACTTAAAACCGATAAAACATTAATAGATAAATTACTCATTACTTTCTCCGAAGCCCTTAAGCGGGCTTTCTCAATTCTTGTTCGATTACTTGGACGATTTCTTGAACGTCAGCGTTGTCTAAGTAGTAGTTTGCTACTTCACCATCTTCGTTGTATACGTGGATGTCTTTGATCTCTTGGACTTCGACTTCAGAGAATGAACTACCAGCAACACCGTAATTGTCGTGATAAGTGTTAGATACGAAATCAACTTCTAAGACGTACTCAGAATTAGCAGTCTCAAATACAGCCTGATCTTTCTTCTCGAATTCAACAAAAGTGAAAGGGGCCATTACATAGACTGGTTCAGCTTGTTGGCTAGGGAATGACGCATAAGCCGCAATTGCAGCGCTTACAACGCTTGCACCCACTGCCAGTTTGACTACGTTCGTTTTTATGTTCATGTTGTAGACTCCTCTACTGGGTGAACATAGCTATCGCACATGTTTAGGAGCATTGTTTTGTGTTGGTTCCAGAAATCGAGTGCATTACTATCCATGCTCGAAATACGTTCATCGTTGAATTCTTTCCATGCTTCAATACTGTGCTCTTGGCAACCGATTCGCATTTCCCCAGCACCACTGATCACAACATCCCAGCGAAGGCCATAAACAACCAATGGAGCAGCCTTGGCACCGTAAAGGTCGGCACCGCTAAGGTTGGCACCGTAAAGGTCGGCATCGCGAAGGTTGGCACCGTAAAGGTCGGCATCGCGAAGGTTGGCACCGCGAAGGTTGGCACCGCGAAGGTTGGCACCGCGAAGGTTGGCACCGCTAAGGTCGGCACCGCGAAGGTCGGCACCGCGAAGGTTGGCACCGCTAAGGTCGGCACCGCGAAGGTCGGCATCGCGAAGGTTGGCATCGGCAGCTATCGCAGCCTCTGCAACATGACGAGCGATCATCCCAGATTCCATTCCTTCAGGAATTTCACATGTAAATAGAACTTCGCCAGTCCAACGGTTTTTGATTTCAAGATTTTGTGTCATACTTATCTCACTCTTAGAGTAAACCGCCTAGACTTCCAATCCTGAGGCGGTTTTTGTTTGTGTATGAGATTTAGTTTACCAAAGGAAACTTATAAGTCAACAAAAAGTTTATTAAAAGAAACTTTTAATTCTATGTTTGGAAACTTTATGTTTTAATAGCCAAAAGAAAACCCACACTAGGTAGGTTGAATGGAGTTTAATATGAATAAAAATGAAAATTTAGTTGTTAAGCGTTTGCTTTGGGCTACTATCTTTTTTAATAGTATAACTTTGATCTGTATGCTTATTATTATCTTCAGCCTTGTAAAAAACTGAGAAGTAAATGGTAACTAAAATTGAAATAGCAGCAAGAATTGAGGCAATACATCCAACAATAAAGGTTGGTGTTACTGTCCAATGAGGCTTGGATGATTCCCTGATTTGCCTACTCAATAGCTCATTTCCAGTTAACCGAGCTCTGGGGAATATTAAATGAACCCCAGTTTTTAGCGTCAACTTTAATTACAAAAAAGCTATCATCATTATCCACAAATTTTCTCAAATGATCGCGCACGGCAAAAACTGCAAGGTCGCTTTCTACTAACCATACAGATTCTAAGGGTTTCGTATAAGCCCCTAGTGCGATTATCCCATTCTGAATTGTTGGGTAGTCTCTTCTTTTGTGTAAGTCATAACTAATTAAGTAAATTGCCATTCTTTTTCTCCGCCCGATATGTTGTAAAGACTGTGTCGGGTTCATAGTTTTATTATTCAATACACAAGTCAAACGTTTGAATACTTTTCCAAAAACTCATCTATCCATCCTTGCGCTACAGCAAGATTGGTTATATCAGTAAGTTTTAGATTGGTTTCTTCTGCTTCATTAAATCCTTCAATGATAGCCTCAAAAATATTTGCTTCACTAATGACCTCGCGTGCAATTTCCGCAGCATCATAGCTTTGCTTAGCCTTTTTAAGTGAGGCTATTTGTTTATCTATTCCTGCACCAATTTTACCTAATGCCAATTTGAACTCTTGGCGATTGATCGTTAGCGCAGTTTTGGATTTATTAAGTGTTGCAATCATTTTATTCTCTTTTATTTAAGAAGTTTGATTTATCCAGCACGCCAAAATTGACGTCCCATTACTCTGAAATTTAAACCATTCTGTTCAGTAACTTCACGATCTCTATATTTTGAGTTCAAACTGTGGAGAATAAGTTTTCCGCCTTCTTCCTTGAATATTTGTTTAATCATGCCTTCACCCTCAAAGTAAACTGCATAGATCTCACCATCAATTATTTCTGTCTGGGATATATCAATACCTACTAGGTCCTGGTCATGAATGAAGTCAGACATACTGTCACCCTTTGCTTTAATGATTCTCATGCATTTAGGATCAATATGTTTTCTATGAAAAAATGAAGGTGGGAAAGGGAATTTTCCATTGATAACGTCAAAGTGAAACTCAATTGACTCACCTGCACCACATGAAAAATTTGCTTCCACTACATCAACCCAAATAAAGCCATTTTCTGTTTCATAGTCAATGACAGTAGGCTCATGTATGTCATTCACATCAAAAGAAGATTCATTAGTATTTTTTAGTCCATGTTTATCCATGAACTCTTGCATTTTAAATGTGTTTAATTTTTCTGGCTCTTTCCCAAACAATAACCAATCTTGAGATGTTTTAAGAGTTGCTGCAAGGGCAGGCATATACTCTGCTTTTGGAACATTTGTACCTGCCACCCATTTAGATACAGCGCCTTTTGTAGCACCCGTTGCGTCGACCAAATCAACTTGGCGAACTTTAAGCTCGGTCATTCTTTGAATAATACGATCACTTATAGAGCTCATAGAAAATTCCTCATTATTGTTTCCTATAGTAAACAAACATATTGCCTTGTTGATAAACTTATGGTTTACTAATGGAAACTATAAAGTTTATAGAGGTAAACCATGACAGTAGATGATTTAGTAACCCACTTTAAGGTTGCTAAAGACATTGAATTAACTGGAAAGCTGAATGTAACTCGCGGAACAGTAAGCAAGTGGCGTTCAAGAGGTATCCCTCGCGATACGCAAGCCAGAATTCAAATCTTAACTAAAGGCAAACTTAAAGCCGATATACAAGCGTTGAGCGCTTAGGAACAACCATGAGCAAAGTATCTATTGAACTAAGTGCAAGCGCGAGAAATAGCATCACAAGGGTTTTGCGCATCCTTGCAAATAGCAACAACTCCCAAATTGCAGAGAAGCTTAACCTTGATCCAACGACATTCTCACGCTTTAAAAACGATAAGAAAAACAATGGATTGACGGATATTGAAAACGTTTGCGCGATGTTGGATTTGCTTGAATTAAAAATCGTACCGAAAAAATACAAGTTAATTCACAAGGAAAAATTAGCAGCACTTTTGAATTTATCAAAAGCGTATATGGGACGCCTAGGTTCTGTCGATGACTTGTTTCAAGACGACATCGAAGACTTTGGGATTAATGAAGAACTTGGATATTAAAAAACCGCTTTCCAGTTGGAGCTGGCAGCGGTCACGTTCAATCGGAGATAAATCTTATGAACTATCAAATATTAGCAGACATTGAACTAAATCGGAAGATTAATTTATTCCAGAAAGCGGTTGAGGCTTACACGCTTCATCGATCACTCAAGAATGCAGCTGCTTTGGCGAAAGCTAAAGCTGACTTGGCTTGTTTTGTGTGGGGTGGCTGATGAGTGCATTAAAAATTATGCCTTTGGAGAATGTAGACATTCATCCAAGCACAGCAAAAAGGAATGAGCAAAAAGCCATGTCCAAAAAAGAAGATGGTTACACACCATTGCCTAATTTTGTTTGTGATGAAGGTTATTTAGCTGTTTTAAGTGGTGAGGCTATCAAATGTCTAGTTTTGCTTAACAGACACATCAAAGGCTTTCATGAAGAAAACAAAGCTATTGGTGAATCATTAATTTTGAAATTAGCAGGCTTTAAAGACAAAAGAACTGTCAGAAAAGCTATGTCTGATTTAGCAAAATACAACCTTGTAAGCATCACTAAAACTTTGGGTAAAGCTACCAGTTACGAAGTCACTTTTGAGTCAAGATTATCTGTTGAACTAGTAGCATCAAATGATACTAGTACATCAAAAGTAGTTACATCTAATGCACCTAGACTAGTAACATCAAATGATACTGGAACTAGTAGCATCAAATGTCACTCTGTAAAAGAAAAGAAAATAAACTTAAAAGAAAGTGCGCAGCAAGAGAACCAAGTCGAAGAAGTTTTAAAAATTTGGGAACCTGATTTACACCAACTCAACTCTTGGATGCAAAGATCGGGCTTACCAAAAATCAATCAAGCTCAAGTTGAAGAATTACTACTTGAAATCAATCCTCACTACGAAAGCAAAATTCACACTGGTGCTGTGACTACCACTCAGATGTATTCAAACTTCGTGAAGTGGGTAAAACGAGATTTCAAACTTGTTGAAAAACTTTTCAAGCAAGCAGAACAAAACAACACTCAAACAATCAATCCTCAAAACTATCAAGCTGACATGGGGGATTGGTAATGAGTCATATCCATAATATCCCGATGGAACAAGCTGTACTTACAGCACTCATGACAGTTGCGAACTCTTTTGATGTGGTGAGCAATGATCTTGATGAAGATTGCTTCTTCCCAGAGCGTCACAAGCAAATTTTCAAAGCAATTGCAGAATTAGCGAATGAAAACAAACCTTATGATTTCGTAATGGTTGAGCAACAGCTTAAACAAAAAAATGTAATTCACTTGATGGGTGGCTCTGAATACTTGCTTCAAATGAGCAGCGAAGCACCTTCGAGCTTTTACAACCTTGAGTCATACACCGCTGAGCTCAACAAATTCAAAGCTCACCGTGAAGTTGAAAAGATGGGTGAAAGCATTGCTCAAATCTCACAAGACCTAACCATTCCAGATATTCACATTGCAGCTGAATCTATCCTAGATGGGAAAAAGACTGGCAACGATGTTGAGAAGTCTAGTTTCACATTTGAGGAGGCTATCTCGCGCGCTACGGATCGATTGATCCAAAAGGCTGAGGCTAAGGCAAACAAGCAATACACTGGTGTGCAATTCAACCTTACTCATGTTGATCACCTGGTAGGAATGATTCAAAAAGGTCATTTCTGTGTAGTAGGAGGTCGTCCAGGATCAGGAAAGTCAACACTTGCTCAAATGCTTGTGATCCAGACTGCAATCCAGTATCGCGAACCTGTTCTGGTGGTGTCAGCGGAGATGGATGTAGAGACCTTTACGAATCGTTGTATCTCTGCTTTGACTTCAATCCCATATGACAATATTCACAATGCTGAATTGTTTGATGGGATGTTAGGCCAATTTGCAGATGCTCAAAAGCGTTTCAGTAAACTGCCAATTCATATCGAAGATAAGCAAAAGCCAACGATAGCTGAAATCCATTCTTATGCACGTAAGGCGAAACGCAAATATAAGCGCCTTGGCTGCATTGTTATTGATTACTTGCAGTTAGTGCGTGATCCAAGCAAGAAAGACCGCTATCAAGAAGTCAGCTCAATTAGTCGTGATTTAAAAGCATTGGCGAAAGAGTTTAATTGCCCAGTTATAGCATTGGCACAGCTTAATCGTGAGTCTGAGAAAGGCAAGCGCCCTAAAGCATCAGATCTAAAAGAATCAGGTCAGATCGAACAAGATGCAGATCAAATCATCTTGGCACATCCAATTCTCAATAACGATGATGAATTACCGAGTGGTATTACAGAAATCATTGTTGCTAAAAACCGACATGGAAAGCGCGGTGTAGTGCGTGTTTTAGATCGCTTAGACATTTGCCGTTTTGCAAGTATTAGAGATGACGTTGGAGGTGCAGCGTGAACGAACAAATATCACCGAACATGTACATCAAGCCAGATTACAGCGCACAGGTTGCTAAGTGGTTAGCTGAGGGTAATCAGATTAAATCACTAGAACAAGGTGAGGGAATGCTGAGCAAGAAGTTCAATAACCGTGAAGTTAGATCACCACAAGCTGCAATGAAAGAAGTAATGGCTAAATCAGTAGCAGTACAGAGAGAAAAAATTAGAGCTCGTCAGGATGAGGATAAGGCCACTCGTGAGGAAGTATTAGCAATGGGTAAGTGGCTTGATGCTAAGTCAGGCAGAGCTAAAAAGTTAACTCAGATGCTTGGTTGTGCACCAAGTCGAGTATCACAAATCAAATTGTTCACACGCTCTTGTTCTAAAGACCAAATGAAGTTAATTCAAGGTTTTATGAAGGCTATTGAGAAGAATGAGAACGTGACCACCCGTGACGGAGAAGGGCGATGAATGCAAAACAAGAATTTAAAGTCGGCGATGAGATTACAGCTAAGTTTAAGAACCACTTGAACCAAGAACTAACTGTTACTGGGCGGATTCGTGAAGTTAATAATGAAGTGCTTTGCTGCAATGACTTAGAAACAAGTCGTCCATTTGCAGTGAATTTTGATGAGGTTATTAATCATAAGGTTTGTTGCGAAACCCTAGACCACCCAGAAGATTACACATCTCCAAATTGCAAGAAATATGATTTAGAGCAAGCGCTCAAGGGTGGTTGTGATGAGTGACTACATGCATATGACTCTTGAGCAGCTTCAGCAAGAACATGCTGAGTTGCTTGAGTTTAATGAGAGTCTTGACAAGAAATACAAGCATCATGCAGCAAGAGCAGAAAAGTACAGACGCAAATGCGAATCTATAGCGAGTTTATTTGTCGTTCCAAGTGAAAACCACCAAATGACGATTAAGGCAATCCAAACTATTTTGGAAAGGGTTGGTGAAGCATGAATGATGTTATCAAACTTGTATTTCGATACCCAGATCATCGTGTAAAAGTTTTCAATCTGAGTAAATGCATATCAAGAAGAGATGCTATTAAGTTCAGACAGAAGATGAGTATTAAAGGTTATTCAATACCAAGCCTAAGTTATGCGATTTTGGAAAATGGGTGGTGCGTATGAACACCACATTCAAAGAGGCTCAAAGAAGCAGATCAAAACCTGTGGCGCGTTCTAAACGTGTTCACAAGGTGCCGACAGAAGATCAGGAGCAAATCACTCTTATGTCATGGGCGCATCATGTGAAGTTCGGGAATGGTCGCCTTTCAGATTATTTGATTCACATCCCGAATGGTGGATCAAGAAACGTAATTGAAGCAGCTAAGTTTAAGAAGATGGGTGTGAAAGCTGGAGTTCCTGATCTTCAGTTGTTGGTCCCAAATGGTTTGATTCATGGCCTATGGATCGAACTCAAATCAAAGCCAGGTAAGTTGCAGCCAAGTCAGCGCTTAATGATCCAGCGTTTAGAAGAACAAGGCTATATGTGCAAAGTCTGCTTCGGTGCAGATGAAGCAATAAACGAAATTAAAAAGTATTTGTGTATTTAAGGTGACGGTATGAATGCAGTAGCAACTAAGTTTGAACAGTTTGAATGGTTGACTCATGGCTTAACAGTGAGTTCGCCGAGTTTAGAACCATGTGTTCGTGGCACAGGAGAAAAACCATTGAATTATCAAGATCGCTTGGGTGCTATTGCTTCAATGGATACTCAGTTAGCAAAGTCAGTAACAGCTTTGATTGTGTTTGAGGGTAAATCTCAGAGTGATTATGAGTTTGTTCGCCAACATTTGGCAAATATCTTAATTAAGAATGCGGTAAATGATAAGAAGAGAGAGCCTGAGGGTATTGCAATGTATCACCTCGGTTGGTTGGTAGCCAAAATGGTATTGGATTTCGCATTAGACCCTGATTTAGAAGATAACTACACCGCTAAAGGGCGTTTGGCTTATGCTGGCATTAGATCAAATCAAATGAGTGTGGATTGTTATCGTATGACATGGAAAGGCTATGAAAAACTTATGACTATGGCGATTGAATCAGCAATAGATGAAGCAGCTAAAGCGGTGGAAAAGTATAGAAAAAATACTTACAAAGATATGAAAGCTTAGGTATTTCATTTAGACGAAAATACAGGTATATTATTTCTATACTGGTCGTATTACGGTTATCCGAGACCAAAGCATTTAGCTCATCGAAAGGTGGGCTTTTTTGTTGTCTATAGAAAAGTGAGAAGAAGAATGTCAAACGAAGAACAAATTGAGCAGGAAATCCAAGATAAAGGTTTGAATGCTCCGCGATTAACACCTCAATTAATCGATTCAATTATTGTTGATCAGTACTACTTCACAGCAGCAAACGCTCAGTGGGGTGCAGATCCAAACACAACCGCTTTAATTGGTATGCATAAGCAGCTTGAAACTTTGACCTTCTGTGTGTTGATTCTCAAGAATGGTTTCACTGTCACGGGCGAATCGGCATGTGCAAGCCCTGAAAACTTTGATGCGGAAATTGGCAAGAAGATTGCCTATGAGAATGCACGTAATAAGATTTGGCAGTTAGAAGGATATCTCTTAAAAGAAAAGCTTTACCAAGCTGAACTAGATAAACAGTTCTAAGTTTCCTCTTTATGCCCTGCTTCGGTGGGGCTTTTTATTGTCTGTAAAAAGACAATCTATCCTACTGGAGTGCCGACCAGTAGAGCATGCCTTCGAGTAAAACCACAAAGCAGGGTTTGGCAACCCGACTAAAAGAGGATTGAAAGCAAGTGAAGCAGACCGCGCATGTTAGGTTTGTGTGATTGTGAGTAGCGGTGGACTAGTTGCCGAGCTGGTTAATATCGAAATTACAGGCAAAGGGTGTGGCGGATTGCCATGCCCTTTTTTATGCGCCATTCGTCTAATTGGATAAGACATCAAATTCTAGTGTGATTGATACGGGTTCGAGTCCTGTATGGCGTGCCATTTAATTTAGAGAATGTCTATGGACACAATCGAAGCGAAGAAGAATCTAGAAATCTACAAGAAGAATGTGAGTCTGTTGCAGAATTACAATCATTTGTTTAGCAGCCACACTTTTAAGAATGATTGTCAGCGTGAGATCAAAACTCTCAATGATCGAATCAAGGTGTTAGAAGATGCGTTCGCAAAAGAGGCTAAACGAAATAAGGCAGTTGCCATGCGTTAGGTGTGGCTCTACTCCATCACAGGCTGCGCATAGCAATTCAAGCAAGCATGGTAAGGGTAGAGGCATAAAAGCTAGTGATGAGTTTACAGTACCGCTATGCTATCCCTGCCATTCTGCATTCGATGCGTTCAAACTAGGCACAAGACAAGAATCAGAAGCTTTGTTTGATGGGTGGTTGGAGAAGACTAATTTAATGTTAAAAATAGATACAAATTCTGACAGTGTTTTTTAATTAAATCATGTGGTTATGGTATAATTTAACTCTATAAAAGAGGGTTATTTGATATGCAAGAATTAGATAAAAATCGCTATATTGATTTAGATAATCTTGATCTTAGACATGTGCCATATGACCTATTAACACATCTACAATCTGAGTGTGCAGGTGAAATTGAGCGGAAGCTAGAAGCGAAAAAAGTAAGAGCTTGGCGATTAGATGCCAAAAACCTTTTTGGTGATAGATTTTTTAGACATGATGAATTGGATCAAGCTAAGAAATTGATGTGTGATCTCTTGGATAAGTATATAGATTGCCCACAAAGTCTTGGTAGAATTGAGTTACTTCCAATTAAGATTGTTCCTGAAATACTGGAAGATAGGATTAAAGAACAACAGGAATATGATTAAGCCACCCTCGGGTGGTTTTTTGTTGCGACCATAAAAGTAAAGACCCACTACAAAAGTGGGCCTTTAGGGTGGCGTCCTTCGTTCTTTCGGCTGCCCACTGGCTGGTTACTGGTTCTGGTAACGGGAGCAATAAAATTACTGACCCAACGGCAGGAACCCTGTGAAGTATAAATACAACCATCGGGAAGTCCTTGCTCCTGCAACACCATTTTAAACGATATTCAAATTAGACAGCAATAACTATTGAGGTGGGTATGAATCAAGCAGTGTTTCCAATACCTAACCATACCGAGATAGCTAAGGTCATCAACTACCTTAATCTGAATCATGCGAAAGCAGCAGTTGAGGGTAAACCATTAATCGTTACCATCTCCACTAAACAAATCGATAGGTCTGCGGCTCAAAACAGACTCTATTGGAAGTGGCTCACACAATTCGCTGATCATGTTGGGTCAACCAAAGAAGAACAACACAGTTTCTTCAAGCGCAAATTCTTAATCTCAATCTTTAATCGTGATGATGCTGAGTATGCAGAAATGTGCAGCGCTATTGCTGCATTGAAGAAGAACGAGTGTGAAGAATACAAAGCGATTGCAGACCATGTGATCAAGCTTACAAGTACCAGCAAAGCATCAGTTAAACAAATGAATGAGTATCTTAATCAGATAGAAGCATTCTGTTTAATGCATGGTGCCAAGCTATTAATCCCTTATGACTTAGAGTGGTGTTATCGAGATGGTCTGTAAATCATGTGAAGAACGTCGTGAATGGATGAGAGTTCAATATGAGCGAGCAAAAGAAAGAACAGCCAAAGCAATCAACCGCATTAGAGGAATTGCTGACAAAGATAGTGGAACAGAACACAACACTGATTCAGCAGATAGCGAACAAGGATCAGATAATCCTGGCAGCACTGGAACAGAACAACGAACTACTGTTGCAACTAAGCGAACAGGAAGAGGAAAGCCCAAGGTCGAAAACGTTGGATTGAGTGAGGTGTATAAAGATGTCTAAACAATTAAGAGTTGTGAATGTTGAATACTCAGGCGGCATATCTGGTATAGGCACTAAGATAAAACTTAGCGATGGCAGTTATTTAACAGGCATCAGCTTTGTTGAAACAACAGTTGGGATGGACCAATCAGCAGAAATGCTAATCCGCTTAACTCCTGATTTTGAGAGTCGCAATGAAACTACAAAAACTCAAGCCGAGGCTACAGGCACAGAGAACACCAAGGCAGAATAGTTGGGGTTCAGGTCGTGGTGGTCGCCCTTGGCGTAGACTTAAAGCAAAGATACACCTAAGAGATAAGTACACATGTCAATGCTGTGGTGTAGTCACGGTGGAGCTTGAGTTGGATCACATCGTTAATATTGCACAAGGTGGCAATGATGATGAATCAAACCTACAGAGCTTGTGTGTGCCTTGTCATAAAGAGAAGACATTAAAGGAGAGTAGGTTATGAGTTCAATCTCGAATAAAGAATTAAGGCTAGGAGCAACACTAACTGTCTTCACAGTCCTGATGATTCAAACTGTTCTTCTGAAGATGAACTTCGATTTAAGACCAGAATCGACCAAAATCCTCCTAACAGGCTTTATAGCATCAGATATATTGGCTGTATGTACATGGTTATTCTTTACAAAGGCAGAGTAAGCAAGGAAATTGAGGAATTTTCCATAATTTTAAGAGATTTTACCGTAAATGAGAATTATTCTCAAGTAAAACCGTGTCAGGAGGGGGGAGGCAAAATTTTCGAGCTCGAAACCTACGGACACCGCCGCCCACCTCATTTATAAAAAAATTATCCATTTCAAAAATATGTTAAAGGAGGGTATATGGCTTTAACAGAAAAAAAGAAGGCATTTGCCCTCGCAAAACGAAACGGCAAAGATAATAAAGAAGCGGCTATTTTGGCTGGATGCCCTGAAAAGACTGCATCTGCGGCAGGTGCGCGCTTAGCAAAAGATCCTGATGTTATTGCTTATTTGGAACGACTTGAAGATGCCACTCCTGAGCAAATTGTTAAACATGAGGTTAAACCTTTAACAACTTTTACATCTATTCAAAATGCTGACCAGCGCGATGACCCATTGGAATTTTTAAAATCTGTTTGGAAAGACCCAGTTGAAGACATGGCTCTACGGGTGCGAGCTGCACAAGCTGCACTTCCATACGTCCACGGCAAAGTTGCTGAAAAGGGTAAGAAAGAAACCAAAGAAGATGCTGCTAAGGCTGCAACCAAGACAGGAAAGTTCGGTACTTTGAACAACCAATTACCTAGTTGAGATATAAAAAATGCTGTCAGAAGAAATCAAGAAAAATGCCCCCAAAGGGGCTGAATTCTATGTGAAACGAGACGGTTACTATTACAGATATGACCACTATGAAGAGTTGTATTACTGGCAGCCAGACTCGCAGAAGTGGATAGAAATGAGAAAGGCTTTTCCAGAACCTCACGAATTAGAACCACTCAATTAGCCGCCTTCGGGCGGTTTTTTATTGGACAGAATAAATGACCGCAATGCTTCCAGAATGGACAACCGCTTGCCCGGACTGGGAGGAGCGTATTGTTGCTAAAAAGTCGCTCATGCCTTGTGAGCCCTTATTTTCACAAGTAGCCGATGTTGCTGAGCGCATATTTAAAGAATTAATCCTTGTTGATGTGATGGGCAGCCCGAAGATGGGCGATGTCACATTGGAATGGGTGATTGAGTTTGTCCGCGCAATCTTCGGTGCATACGATCCAAACACAAAGCGTCGACTAATCCGTGAATTCTTCCTTCTGATTTCCAAGAAGAATACTAAGTCTACAATTGCTGCTGGCGTGATGCTTGTTGCTTTGCTACTTAATGACCGCCTCTCTGCTGAACTAATTATCTTAGCTCCTACAAAAGAGGTCGCAGACAATAGCTTTAACCCGATTCGTGACTTTATCCGAGCTGATGAAGAACTCAGTGCAATGATCAATGTATCTGAGCACACAAAGACAGTTACTCATCTGGGTACCGGTGCAACGCTTAAAGTTATCGCAGCGGAATCAAACGCGGCAGCTGGTAAGAAAGCCTCAATCATTCTTATTGATGAGGTGTGGCTCTTTGGTAAGCGTGCCAATGCGGAATCGATGTTCCGTGAAGCAAAAGGTGGTTTAGCATCGCGTCCGGAAGGATGTGTGATTTACCTGTCTACAATGTCAGATGAAGTGCCATGCGGTGTATTCAAACAGCTTTTAGACTATGCCCGTGATGTTCGGGATGGGATTAAAGAGGATAAAGGCTTTTTACCCCTTATCTATGAATTCCCAAAACATTTGGTTGAAGCAGGCGAACACTTAAATCCTGAAAATTTCTACATCACAAACCCCAATTTAGGCGCATCGGTAGACCTTGAATATCTGATTTCAGAGTTTAAAAAGGTCAAAGATGCTGGTGAAGAATCGCTTCGGGACTTCTTAGCTAAACACTTAAACATCGAAATTGGCATGAACCTGCGGGCCAATCGTTGGGCTGGTGCTGAGTACTGGAATGCTCAAGCCAAGAAAATTAAGCTTGAGCAACTCATCGAGCTGTCTGACGTCATTACTCTCGGGATAGATGGTGGTGGATTGGACGATTTGCTCGGGTTCGCTGCACTTGGGCGATTAAAAGAAGATCCGCGCATCTGGTGGTTATGGAACCATGCATGGGCAAACAAGATCGCTTTAGAACGTCGAAAAGAGAACATTCCTAAGTACCAAGACTTTGAAAAAGAGCAATCGCTTACTGTCGTTGACAGGGTTGGTGATGACATCGACCAACTCGCAGCAATTGCCAAGAAAGTTTATGACAGTGGCAAGCTCAATAAGATTGGACTTGATCCACTTGGCTTGGGTGGGCTTTTAGATGGACTGCTTGAAGTTGGTATCCCTGAAGATTTGATGTTTGCAGTACCTCAAGGTTACAAGCTGATGGGCTATATCCTGACGACTGAACGTAAATTAGCAGAAGGCAACCTTTTCCATGCTGGACAACAAATGATGACTTGGGCAGCAGGTAATGCTCGAGTGATTATGGTGGGCAATGGGATGCGAATAACTAAGCAAGAATCAGGAATAGGGAAGATTGACCCATTGATTGCCACGTTTAACGCGGTGGCTCTTATGTCAATGAACCCTGAACCATCAACAAAAGAATACAACGTCTTTTTCGTTTAATTAAATTCAACTAATGACCGCCTTAATTGGCGGTTTTTGCATTTTGGAGGGGCTATGACTGCTCTGCACAAATCATTCGGCTCGTTCGAAATTAAGGCCGTTGATGAAGAAAAGCGAACATTTAAAGGGGTGGCAAGCACACCTAACCAAGATCGCGCAAAAGACATCATGGTGCCAACAGGCGCAAAGTTCACTTTGCCAATGCCGCTACTTTTTCACCACGACCACAAGTCGCCGATTGGTCATGTCACGGATGTGAAAGTCACAAGTAAAGGGATTGAGGTAGAGATTCACCTACCAAAGATTGAAGAAGAAGGGGCGCTAAAAGCCCGCATCGATGAAGCTTACCAATCTCTAAAACATGACTTGGTAAAAGGCCTGTCAGTTGGATTTATTCCTAACTGGGATGACGCAGAAATGATTAAAGGCGGTGGAATTAAGTTCAATGACTGGGAGTTTTATGAACTTTCTCTAGTCACCATTCCATGCAATCGCGAAAGCGAAACAGATTTCAAAAAAGCATTTGAGGAACACAAAGCCGCGTTGGGCAAACAACCTCAGAACGTTCCAGATGGCGCTACATCTGAGCAAAAACACGTAACTGTAAAACTAAATAGCCCAACACAGGGTGGAGTAAAATTATGAATGAATACTTAAAAAAATTGCTCAAGGCATTAGCTGAAAAGAACCAAGCAATGCAAACAGCACTTTCTAAGTCAGCAGCGGCTGGTACTACACCAGATGAAGATACGGAAAAAGAGATACAAGCTCTGGAAAAAGAAATTGCTGCGATCGAAGTAAATATTGAGCGCACTAAAAAGCAGATTGCAGCTGCCGAAGCTGCTGCTGAAACAGCTACACCGGTTGCTGGTGATAGTCCAGAAGAAGCGGAGAAGTCTGCAAAGGGCGACCCTAAGCCAAAAGCTGATCCAAAGATTGAAGTTAAATCCAATCTTCCTAAAGGTATGCCTTTCGCTCAGTTTGCCCGTGCCAAAATGCTTGCATGCCATGAGCAGAAACAGGGCCGCTTGATGACTGTTGCGGATGCCGCTAAGTCGTTGGGATATGACCAAGCTGTTATTCAATATGTCGAAAAAGCCACGTTAGGTACCACAACAGATCCAGGCTTCGCCGCTCCATTGGTTCAGACAGACACTTACAAAGGCGATTTCTTGGAATTGCTTCGCAATGCAACGATCTTTGATAAGTTGCAAGGTTATCGCTCAGTTCCATTTAATGTGAAGATTAATGGTCAGTTAACAGGCGGTACTGCTTCATGGGTTGGTGAGGGAGCCAAAAAGCCTTTAACAAACCCTACTTTCAACAACATTGAAATTAAAGAGCATAAGCTTGCTGCAATTACTGTCTATACACAGGAATTATTGCGCCGAGCAGACCCAGCCATTGACCAACTTGTGTTGAATGACCTGATTGAGGCAACTAAAGCATTAATTGATACAACCTTCCTTGGTTCACAGGCACAAACTGACATCACTCCGGCAGGTATTTTGAATGGTGTTACGGCCATCACCCCATCAGGCACCACGGCTGCACAGATTGAAGCCGACTTGCTTAAGTTAATCCAGACTTTTATCACTGCCAACTTGAGTACAGATAATGCTTACTTCTTGATGAGCGAAACACGCGCTATGCAATACGCGCTGTTACGTGATGCATTGGGCAATACTTACTTCAATGGTATGAGCTTCGCAGGATCAGCGCGTAACTTGTTAGGTATTCCGGTGATTACATCGCAATCAGTCGGTGACAAAGTTATCTTGGTGAAAATGAGTGAATTGCTTGTTGCTCAAGATGGTGGTGTTGATGTTGCGTACAGCGATCAAGCCACCCTAGTTGATGGCTCAACAACACATAACTTATGGCAAGAGAACAAATTTGCTATCCGTGTTGAGAAGTTCATCACTTGGGCCAAGCGTCGTGCAATTGCTGCAGCATATATTGATTATGCGGCAACACCTTAAAGGCAATTTGACTAAAACAGCCCCTTAATTGGGGCTGTTTTCATATCTGAGCAATGAAAACTCATTGTTGAGCTATGGGAGCAGCTATGAAAATTGAATATTTACAGGTTATGCACAATGCCAATGTAGGTGATGTGCTTGAAGTAACCGATTTTGAAGCAAATATCTTGATTAAAACGGGTGTTGCAAAGCCTTATGAAGAACCGAAAAAGGCAGCAACTAAACCTAAAAAAGAAGTAAAAACTAACGAATAAGGCGGTAGAAATGGGCATTTTTGACTGGTTTAGAGGTAAAAAGAGCTTTCAAAGTGTCCATAATGCTGGGCAGACTTTTACAAGCTTGTTTGTGCAAGAGCCATACTCAGGTGCTTGGCAGAAAAACGATGAATTAACACGTGATGACCTTGTAGCATCTTATGCTGTGTTCGCCTGTGTAAGCCTTATTTCTAAAGATATTGGTAAATTACCTATTCTCTTGAAGCGCAAGCAAGAAGATGTGCTCGTCAATGTCGACATCCCTGATAAATTGCGGGTTTTAAAGAAACCGAACAATTACCAAACTTGGCAGCAGTTCCAAGAGCAGTGGACTTCAAGTCTGTTGCTACGTGGCAACACTTATGTCTGGAAGCTTCGAGATGTGTTTGGTGAAGTCTACCGGATGGTGGTGCTTAATCCGGATCTTGTTTGCCCTCTCGTTGATGACTATGGCAATGTATTTTATCAGTTCAATACTGACCGGTTGACACAAACCGAATCTGTGATTGTGCCTGCATCTGAAATCATCCATGACCGCATTAATGCTTTCTATCATCCACTTGTTGGCTTATCACCAATCATGGCTTGTGGTGTTGCTGCGGGCATGGGTGTAAAAATCATTAAGAACGCTGCGAACTTTTTTGGAAATGGAAGTAGACCGGGAGGAATCTTGGTTGCTCCTGGTTCAATCACCAAAGAGAAAGCGGAAGAAATTCAATCGCGTTGGAATCAAAACTATTCGGGTGCCAATTTTGGCAAGACAGCAGTTATTGGCGATGGCATGACTTACATCCCACTGGGTATGAGTGCTGCCGATTCACAAATGCTAGAACTTCTTGAAATGTCAGGTCGTGTGGTTTGTAGCGTATTTAACGTGCCCCCATTCAAGATAGGCATTGGAACAATTCCTAATGATTCAGAACAAGCGAACGGGATTTACTATTCAGACTGCTTACAAGCCATGATTGAGGCGCGGGAAAATTTGATCGATGAAGGTTTAGCACTGCCATCATTGAAGGTTGAGTCTTTTCTTGATATCGACATGCTTATTCGCATGGACTCAGAACGCTTCCATACCATGGTTCGTGAAGATGTTAAAGGTTCGTTGCTCACACCAAACGAGGGACGTGCAAAAGTTGGGAAATTACCACTTGAAGGCGGTGATACTGTCTACATGCAACAGCAAAACTACTCGCTTGAAGCCCTCGCCAAACGAGATGCCAAAGAAGATCCATTTGCCAAGTCTAATACATCATCAAGCCAGCCTGATAACTCACTTAAATCGCTCTATAAGGGTGTATTTAAAGACGATGTTAAGTACGAGAAAGGGCAATTCATCACCAAGAATGGCTCATTGTGGCACTGTGAAAAGGATCATATTGGCGAATTTGATCATAAGAACTTTAAGTTATGCGCAAAGGAGTGGACAGAATGAGCATAGTTACTCTTGAAGAGGTCAAAGAGCACCTTCGCTATGACGATGATTCCAATGATGGCAACCTTGAAATCTATCGCAAAGCGGCTGAATCTGCTGTTCTGCGCTATACAGACGTAAAACATCATGAATTGCCGTATCCCGAAGAATTCCGCCTTGCGGTGCTAGTGTATGTAGGCTATTACGACAAGCACCGTAACGCTGAATCTGACGCACCTATGAACGGTAATTTCATGCCGCAACCTGTTCAGGCTCTTCTATTCACTTATCGAACTCCAACGGCTGTGTGAGGTTACTATGGGGCAGAATGCAGGCGAGTTAAGGCACCAAGTCACTATCCAACTCTATGTTGCTGGTGGGCGAGATGAAGATGGATTTGAAATAGAAGGCTCATGGCAGGAATATAAAAAGCTTTGGGCCAAGGTTACACCACATTCAGCAAAAGACTTGATGGCAGCTCAAGCTGATCAGTCTGTTGTGGTTGCTAGAATGAAAATTCGATATCGAGAAGACATCAACACGACAATGCAAGTCATCTGGAAAGGTCGCATCTTCTCAATCCAAAGCCAAGCACTTGATGACAATGAAACAGGCAATATTTATTGCACTTTCTTGTTAGGACAAGGGTTGGAAAAACCAAAGTAGAGGTGGTTATGGCAGGAGTAGAAGTTGATATTACAGGTCTTGATGATGTTGTTAATCGACTTCAAAGGCTTGCTGATCCTAAACGAACCAAGAGCATTGCTCGAAAAGCAGCACGTCAGGCAATGAACATTGTTCGCGATGCTGCTAGACAGAACGCCAAAGCAATTGATGATCCTGAATCACCAGAAAAGATTTGGAAGAACATTTCTACACAAGCGGGGAAGTCACGAAACCCAAATGAAATCAAAATGCGCGTTGGTGTCAGGGGTGGAGCTTCTTTTTCAAATCCTAATCCTCCAAGCACAAGTGGTGGTGACACTCGCCACTGGAGATGGGTTGAATTTGGTCGCTCGGACGCGCCCGCAACTCCATTCATGCGTCCTGCATTTGCTTCAAACATTCAGCAAGTCACAAACAAGTTCGCAGAAGTATTTGATGCTGAACTAGATAAGGAATTGGCGAACCTATGATTTATCTACCGATCTACAAAACGCTAAATGCTGATGCAGCAGTGAAGGCTATCTTCGGCGACAACCTACGCATCTTTGAAGACATTGCGCCTTTGAATACACCAGTTCCTTATGCAGTATGGCAAGAGGTTGGTGGTAATGCTGAGAATAGCCTTGATTGCCCAGCCAAGACCGATCACATCATGTATCAGGTGATTGTGTATGACACGAACCAAAAACGCGCATATGAAGGGCGTGATGCAATCCGTAGAGCACTAGAAAACCAAAGCTATATCTTAAATCCAAGAATTAGTAACTATGAAAAAGAAACCAAACTTTTTGCACGTGGTTTTGATGCAAATTGGTTTTTAGCTAGATAACAATTTTACTTAACCACAAGGGTCACATTTCAACTGTGACCCTTTTTTATGCCTGGAGAAATGCAATGGCAGAAATCAAAGTACAAGGCACGAATGTCTATGCATTCGATGGCACAGCAGTAACTCAACTAGTTTGTTTAACAGGTATCGACTTGGGTAGTGACTCTACTACACGAATTGAAAATACCTGTTTAGATGAAACACAAAGTAAGTCTTATCTGAATGGTCTCAGTGATCCAGCAGAATCAAGCCTTACCTTCAACTTAGACCCTGAAAACGAAAGCCATCTAAAACTGATTGAATGGGCCACTGCGAAGAAAGAAGGTTTGCAGTTTTATGTAGGGGCTTCTGATGGTACAGCTCCAATCACAGCAACAGGAGGCACAGTAACAGTTCCAGCTACTCGATCATGGTGGACGTTTACTGGTGGAGTATCAACTCCTGTTCCATCATTCGAGGCGGATGCATTAGTTGGCTACACAGTCACGCTGCAACGCTCATCAACAATCGTATTCACCCCTAAAACCTAATTTACGCCCCGAAAGGGGCTTTTACTTTTGAGAATTAAAATGGCTAAAGTAGATTTTAAGAAAGCGAAGAATATTACCAAAGCTGGTGCGCCAGTTGAACGTGATGTGAAGTGGTCTGTAGAAGTAACGAGTGAAAACTTAGAACAGTTAAAATCCGTTACAGATAATTCAAATTTAAGCGTAGGTGATCAGGTCGAACTTGAAGGACAAGTATTTGTTAAACGCATGAGTTTTAAGGCAAGCCGAGATGCATCAAAAGCCTTTGAATGGGATATTGATTACGAAGATGTAGAGAAATCAAAGCTCAAATCAGTTGATTCTGACCAACTTCAAGCAACACAACTTTTAGGCACCATTTGTGAAGATGCCCAAGGAACTCCATTCTTTTCATCTGCACAAGATGTATATGATTCAGATCCATCATTCATTGCAGCCTTATACCAACTTGCTGATGATGTGAACAACTTCATGGGAAAGTTAGTGAAGAAGAACTCGAACGAAACGAACTCCTCTGTGAACTCGTCCTCAACGGAATCGGTGGCTGCACCATTGAAGAAGCAGAGCAAAAAATAAGCATCTCTGAGATGGCAATTTGGAAAGCCTACAGACTTAAACGAGGCTCTCTCAACATTGGTCGCAGAGTAGAACAGGCTGTTGGCAACCTAATGGCCTTCTATGCCAATTCAAACAAAGGCAAAAGTGCTAAAGCATTTTCACCATTTGACTTTATGCCACATGAGCAGAAGCCTAAGCCTGTAGAGCTAGATGTTGAGGATTACATGATGAGTTGGGTGGGAAGGTAGGATATCTAAAGTAAGCGTCGGACTGTGACGCTTACCTAAAACTTAATATTTAATAAACAAAAAAAATGATTGAAAATTGTTTAATGTTAAGATATTAATGCGAAACATAAATTGAAGGTTTAGCTTTCAAATTGTAGGATTTTGATAATGAATAGTCACATTGGATTTGCAATACAGCCAGATGTTTTGCGCTGGGCAAGAGATACCAGTGGTCTTTCTGTTGCTGATGTAGCAAAAAAACTCAAAAAATCTGAAAAAGAAATTACAGATTGGGAGCAAGGCGTTACTTCTCCTTCATATATTACTTTAGAAAAATTGGCGTATGATCTTTACAAGCGGCCTCTAGCAGTATTTTTCTTGCCTGAGCCTCCTTTGGAAGAGAATCAAAAGCATGAGTTTAGAACTTTACCTCAATCTGAGTTAGAGAACTTATTGCCAGACACAATCACTCAAATTAAAAATGCTCACGTTTACCAACTTGACTTAGAAGAGTTGTATGATGGGCGTAATCCTGAAAAAACTCCATTATTTGAAAAATTAGAACTGCACCCAGAAGAATCAATTGCTTCTCAGGCTGCTGTGATTAGATTTCTTCTCAACGGTGATGTTGAGAAAAGGAAAGAATGTGATTCCGATGAAGAAGCGCTAAAAAAATGGATTGTTGAAATTGAAAATCAAGGAATTTTTGTTTTTAAGAACAGCTTCAAACAAAAAGAAATTTCTGGCTTTAGTCTAATTAGTAAGGAATTTCCTCTAATTTGTATTAATAACTCAACCACCAAAACTAGACAGTTATTTAGCTTGATTCATGAGTTGGCTCATATACTTTTAGGTATAAATGGTATAAGCAAATTCGATGATAAATATATTGAGTTTTTAGACTCTAAGGAACAGGCTGTTGAAATATTTTGCAACAAACTTGCCGCAGAGGTATTAATACCTGAAGACGACTTTAATAAAATTATTTTTGGTATTGAACAAATAGATTTAGAAAATGTAGAAGATATTATTATGCCTTTAACAAAAAGATATTGTGTAAGTAGGGAGGCGATTTTAAGACGTTTCTTAGATAGAAAAATGATTACAAAATCATTTTATGAAAAAAAAGTAAAAGATTGGAACAATCAGATTAGGCCAAAAGCTAGTGGAAACTGGTATTCAACTAAAAATGCGTATTTGAGTTCTAGATTTGCTAAAGAAGTATTAGCAAAGCATTACAACAATAGCTTGTCTGTAGAGCAGGCATCGGACTATCTAGGAATTAAGCCGAAAAACTTTTTAGGACTTGAACAGCGAATCCTGATGAGTGCCAAATAATGACAGTATATATTTTTGACACTTCTTCATTCAGTAAGCTCAAGCACTACTATCCGTCAATCTTCATCACAGTCTGGACTGGGCTTGATGCAATGGTTTCGTCAGGTGAAGTAATCTCAACAAGAGAAGTTTGGTCGGAATTGCAGAATGGAAGTCCCGATCAAAGTTTGACAGACTGGATTTCACAACGGAAGAAAGTAATATTTACAACGCCATGCGTAGAAGAACTACTAATAGTGTCAGAAATACTAAAAATCAAGCATTTCCAATCTTTAATAGGTAAAAAGCAAACACTTAAAGGAACCCCAGTTGCAGATCCCTTCATTGTCGCTTGCGCAAAACATTATAATGGTTGTGTAGTAACAGAAGAGTGTTTTAAAGAGAATAGCTCAAAAATCCCAAATGTGTGTGAGGCTTTTGATGTTGAGTGTATTAACCTAGAAACATTTATGCAAAGACAAGGCTGGACATTTTAAATACTTTCTAGCATTTCCCATCAAAACAAAATATCCTCGTTAGAAATAACGAGGGTTTTTTAATGAAAAAGATTATTTTGGTGGGCGCTATTGTTCTATTAGTAGGGTGTGGTAAATCACAGGTTGATGTTGAAAAAGAAAAACAGGCTGAAATTGTTAAACAGCAATTAATAAAAAAACATGAAAAAGAGGCAAGAGAATTAGATGAAATTAATAAAATTGAAGAAATTGTAAAATATCAACTAAAAGACAGTGAATCTGCTAGATTTAGAAATGTTGTAAAAAATTGCGGTCAGGTAAATGCAAAAAACTCTTGGGGCGCTTACTCTGGATTCACAAGATTTATAGTAAAAGATGATGGTCAGGTTTTTTATGAAAACTCAGATAACTCTTATTTGTTTGATGCTATGGTCGGTTCTTACTGCAATAAAGAGTATTTGGATAAGTTCCCGATTAAAGCTTCAGAAGAAAATCAGGTTACTAATGCAGCAATAGCTGATGTTGATGCAGTAAAACGAATTAGATGATTTGTTTAAAAACATAAACCCCGCATATGCGGGGTTTTTTATTACCAACAGGAAAATGAAAATGGCAACAGCATCTTTAGGAAGATTAACATTAGACCTTGTTGCACGCACAGCAAGTTTTGTAGAACCATTGTCACAAGCTGAAAGAAAGGCTAGAAGTTCTGGAAAGGGAATCAAAGATTCAATGGACTTAGCATCATTAGCAGTTAAAGGATTGGGTATTGCAGTGGGTGGATTATCCATTGCAAGTTTAGTGGCTTTTAGTGGTCGCATTATTGAAACTGGAAATGATATCCAAAAGTTTTCTAAGCTATCAAATTCTTCAATCCAACAGTTTCAATATTATGCTAAAGGCGCTGAAACAGCAGGGATTTCCATAGAATCTTTTGCAGATAAGATGAAGGATATGCAAGACCGTATTGGAGATTTTCAGCAAACGGGTGGTGGGCCATTAGCTGATTTTTTTACAAATATAGCACCATTAGTGGGTGTATCGATCAAACAATTTCAAAAGCTTTCTGGGCCAGAAGCACTTCAATTATTTTACAACTCTCTAGATAAAGCTGGAGCTTCAACAAATGCTATGAAGTTTTATATGGAGCAAATAATATCTGACTCTTCCTTATTAATACCTCTTTTAGAAAAAAATGGAGAGGGTTTTAAGTTTTGGGGCGACAAGGCTAAAGAGGCAGGTGCAATCATGTCTAACGATATGGTTAACAGCTTAGCTGAAGCCAAGAAAAATTTAATGCTAATGGATTTTCAATGGCAGGGATTGGAAGCTCAACTGGTAAATGGAGTTATACCGGTATTTAAAACAGTAGCAGAAAACTTGGATACCATAAAAGCAATTGCAGTAGCCACTGCAGCAGCAATAGGATCTAAATTAATTTTGCAAGCTGGTTATTTAAGTGGTGTATTTATAAGAGCTGCTTTTCAAGCCGGAATAGCTGAATATCAATTATTAAAGTTGCAAGGTGCTACATTACGTACTGCTTCTGCTATGGGTATTTTGAGAGGAATTACATCTCTGTTAGGTGGTCCAATAGGTCTAGCAATGCTAGCTATGCAAATTGCGGTTGCTGGAACTGCATACTTCGCCATGACAAGAGACGCGAAGAATGCCACTGAAGCGCTAGAAGAACAAGGAATGACTGTAGACGAGCTGCGGAAAAAATATCAGAAGATGACTGCTGCTCAACTTGCACTGAAAAGTATCGAAGCGACAGATATTATAAAGCAAGAAACTGGACGTATTAGTAGCTACACTGGAGCAATACAGCAAATAATAGATGAGTTAAGAACTGAGGGTGATATTCGCCAATCAGATGCCCTGCAAGTTTATTTAACTCGCTTAAAAGTTGGGGGAGATCAAGCAAAAATCGCATTTGCTGAACTTCAAAAACAGGGTTTAGTTGATGAAAGTAATATTCGGAAGATGGCAAGCTTGGATGAAAAGATTGCCAATGCTAATAAAAGCATAGAGAGGCAAAAAGAGATACAGGAATTAACTAAGAAGGCTACTGACGATGCAACTAAATCACAAGAGGCTCAAACTAGAATTGTTAATAAACAAGCAGAAGCATTCATTAATTTAACCCAGAAGCAGCGAGAATATATTAAATCTGCGCAACAAGATGCAGCAAGACAGAAGTACGTTCAAGACACTATGCGTTTGGGAGGTTGGTCTAAAGATCAAGCAGAGTTTTTTGCAGATGCGCAAGTTAATGCAAATGGTGAAGATGCATTTAAAAAAGCACTACCAAATCTAGTATTGCAATCTGCTTTAAAATCATTCAACAGTAAAAACTATTCATTTACAAAAAGTGATCTAGCTGCAATTTCAAGAACACTGGGGATTGCAAAAGCTAATAACTTTGCACAAATTGAGGGATTATATGGACTTCCATCAGGAACTTTAGCAGCTCTAGTGCTTCAGGAGTCTAGAGGTATTTCATCTGCTACTAGTCCAACAGGAGCAAAAGGCCTTTTCCAAACAACTTCAATATTTAGAAAACAATATGGTCTAAATTCTAATAGTTCAATTGAGGCACAGGCAACAGCTGCTGCTAAAGATATATCTAAGAATTTAAGAGCATTTGGGAGTCTTGAAAAAGCTCTTATGGCATATAATGCTGGCGCTGGAGGTCTTCAGGATTATCTTGCTGGCGGATTAAACCCTAGTAAAAGAAGTGAGGTTGCTGGTTATGTTCCTGGCTTCCAGAAATGGTTTGCTGGAGTTAATGATAAAACTTCCATAGATAATTCTATTTTAACACCAAGTCTATCAGATATTTTGCAGCAAAATTCCAAGGCAGCAGAGGCAGCATTTAACCTTAGTGAAGAAAGAAAACGTATTGACGCTCAATACTTCACAGAGTCTGAGAAGCTTGCTAAAGAGCATCAGGAGAGGCTGGAAAAGATAACCGCAGCTTTCACAGGTACCAAGGAGTTAAAAAATAGAATTGCTCAAGAAAACGCTTATTTCAAAGACCAGTCTGTTCAGTTGCAGGTGGATAAAGAAAGGGAGGTAAGCCAGCTCAAAGCATTTGAGACTGACAGGATTACCCAAATACGGACTAACTTTGAAGAGGAAATTAGATTAACTCAGGCTAGCACTAAGTTTGGTGAAAAAGAACGAGCTACTCGTGTTGCAATTTTGCAAAGATCTAGGAAAGCTGAAATTGACGCTATTAAGCGTGAAGAAGATGAGCAAGTTCAATCGGCTTTTGAGATGTATCTAAATGAAACAGAGATTGTTGTTAAGCGTTATCAAAGAGAAAGGGAGGAAATCCAGAAGAATTATCAACTATCTAAAGAAACGCGAAAGCAACTTCTTCAGTCAAAGGATATGGGTATTTTCGGTGCTATCAATCAAGCAGCCGATAATGTACTTCAGCGTTATAAGGATTCAGTTGATTATCTTTTTCAGTTTAACAATCCTAATGCTTTTGCTCATTATAATCTGCAAAACCAATATTCATTGGCATCTGGTGGTTTAGAGCAAGATTATAGAAATCAAGTAGACGGCATCAATCTTTTAAAAAATGAGGAAGAAAAAAACTCTCAGCTTCTTGCAGCCCATGAGCAATATTTACAAGCAAAAGAAGCACTAAACAATGAGTATGCAACGCGAGAGCAAGAGCTAAATCTTTTCTTGATGGATAACCAATTAAGTACATTAAATACTTTAATTGGTTCTGCGTCTGGACTTTTTTCCTCTATTACATCAATGGCAAAAGATGCATATGGAGAACAGTCGGCTAGCTATAAAATGATGTTTTTAATGCAACAAGCGTTTGCGATGGCTTCAGCAACAGTAAGTGCATTTCAAGCATACGGGCAAATTTTAGCAAGCCCTTGGTATCTAGATGTAGTGAGTAAGACCAGTGCTGCTAATCTTGTTTTGGGTATGGGCATGGCAAATGTTGGCTTAATCGCAGGTCAAACAATTGCAGGTATGGCGCACAATGGTATCGACAACATTCCCAAAGAAGGAACTTGGTTACTGGATGGTGGTGAGCGAGTTCTCAACCCAAAGCAAAACAAGGACCTCACAAACTATCTTGATAGCAATCAAAATGGTGGTGGTAAAGTTGATATCACAGTTAATGTGACGGATTCAGGTGTTTCAACAAATGGATCGAACACTGAAAATCAACGCCAGCTTGGTCAGTTGATTGGTAATACAGTGAGGGCTGTAATTCGACAGGAACAAAAACAAGGGGGATTGTTAGCCAAATGAGCAGTCGGAAGTTTACATGGTGCCAAGATTTAGAATCGAATTCCCAAACTAATACATTTAGAACATTAACCTCCAAATTCGGTGATGGTTATGAGCAGAATGTCAGTGTTGGGATAAATAATAAATCCGGGCAATGGCAGTATAGCAAGACAGGAAAAAAGGCTTTGATCCAAGAGATTAAAGCCTTTTTTGATGATCATAAGGGTGCAGATTCTTTTCTTTGGGATTCGCCGTTAGATGGTGAGGTTAGAGTTAAAGCCAGCGATTATCAACCAGTATGTCTTAGTAAAGATATTTGGCGAATCACAACAACATTTACCCAAGTTTTTCATTCTTAATTAATCTAACCAAAGGCCCGCATTAAGCGGGCTTTTTAGTGAGTAAATTTTATGACGCTTCAATCAATAAATCTAGGAACTGCACCGACTGGCGCGGGTGGTGATACTTTCCGCTCGACTGGCTCGAAAGTGAATGAAAACTTTACAAATCAGACTCATGCAGCAAGCCGATATGTCGGTACAGCAGCGAACAATTTGATGGCTGTTGGCGCATTTGGTTTGGGTGCTGCTAATGATTTGCGTGACTTAGACGTCTCTACACCAGATAAATTAACAGCGAGTGGATTTCGATGTGGAATGATGCGGGGGACACAAGTGGGGACCTCTAGGCACTTTGTGCATGCGTTAATACTTGCTTCATATATTGATAACACTGCTACTAATGCAGAGCCTGCCATTCTATTGATTTCAGGTGGGAATATTTTGTTAAGATCGCCAGCAATTGGGGGCGCATCTTGGTATAGAACAATTACTTTTCTATCAGATGACAATACAACAGTTGATTCAAATGGATTTGTAAAAAGAGCTTCGCCAATTGCTAAACTTTACAACGACAAAATCGAATTAAATGAAGAAGCAGCAGAGCAAGAAATTACGTTTGAGAAAGTTGCTATTGGTCATTACTTGGTGAAAGGATCAACTGGCTTTGCACAGCAAGGCTGGTATATCGAAACCCCAAAAGATGCAAACGGCAATATTCTTTTTGCGGTGCTTTATGAGCATCTCGAAAATGGCGATATTAAAGTTAAAACTTATAAAAAGAAATTCGATATTGAGCAGGCTGCGATTGTTGCTGATCTTGATAAGCCGATCGACATAACACAAAACCGTTGGATTGATATTCGATTGCAGGAATTGCCACAAAAAGAAATCAGCATTACACCACCATCATTTCAACCGACAAATTTAAGCCAAGCGGTAGCGGCTGCAATGGGGAATTCTGATGGCATTGAACAGTGATTTTCAGAAACTTTATGTCGATGGCTTAATTCATTTATTTGAACTTGATGCTAGTAATTTAGGTGCTGGCATCTTGCGCTTTCACGGGCATATTGCGTGGCAAGATTGGGAGCATATTTATGCGCTCATTGGCAATCAGCAGGGCTTGGTTGGTGATGTTTCTCAGTTGGTCGGGAAAGTTTTTGATACTGGTTCAGATAAGGTCTGGATGCGCAACATCATTTTCCAAGGCAAAACTTTTGAACCGATGGCTTTACAAGTTAGTGGCTTAGAAATGCGTAGCGACGGTAAAGCATCAGCACCAACGCTCAGTATGGCAAATAACATCAATGGCATTCAGGGTGCAGTAACTGCATATTGTTTACAGTTTGGTGATTTTGCGGGTGCAAAGCTAAAAGTCATTACGACTTTAGCGAAGTATCTTGATGCTGAAAATTTTAGTTTGGGGAATACCGGCGCCAATCCGAGTGAGAAGCGTGAGCAGATTTGGTTTATTGAACAAAAGACATCTGAGAATGCTCAACAAGTCACGTTTGAACTTTCTAATCCCATAGATTTTGAGGGCTTGAAAATTCCTACACGCCAAATCTCAAATTACTGTAACTGGGAATATCGAAGTGAAGAATGTGGTTACATCGGAGCGGAAATGTTTACCGAAAAAGATGAGCCCACAGACAATCCTGCTTTAGATCGATGCAACTACCGAACATCAGGCTGTCATTGTCGTAAAAACGAACTTCGTTTTGGTGGATTCCCGGCATCCTCAATGGTGTAGTTATGAAATTATGTAAGAGACTCAAAGCGGCGATTTTATTGCATGCTGAACAATGTTACCCCGCAGAATGTTGCGGGGTCATTGTTTCTGGAGAATATATTGCGTGCCGTAATGTTGCAGATCAAGGCCAATTTCAGATTCATTATGAGGATTTGGCGAATGCAGAAGATCAGGGTGAGATTCAGGCTTATGTACATTCACACCCTAATGCGACAGCACGTGCCTCTGATTTGGATTTATTGCAAATAGAGCTTCACCAAAAACCTTGGGTGATTTGTGCATACCCTGAAGTTGAATTTCAAGTCTATGAGCCATGTGGCTATCAAGTTCCATTGATCGGCCGTGACTACCATCATGGATACCAAGACTGTTATTCAATCGTTCGTGATTTTTATCGCCGTGAATTAAGTATTCAATTGGTTGATTTTGAGCGAAATGATGATTGGTGGAGTAATAAAGATCATAAATCCCTTTATCTAGAAAACCTAGAGACAGCGGGGTTTTATGAAGTCGGTGAACCACGCTATGGCGATATGTTGGTATGTAATGTCGGACGCACAGAACACCCGAATCATGCTGTGATTTGGTTGGGTGATCAGTGGCAACTCAAATCAGAAGAAAGCACTGCATGTTTTGGTGGACCATTGATTTTACATCATCCTTATGGTCGAAAGTCAGTGCGTGAAATCTTTGGGCAACAATGGCAAGAACGTGTTGTCAAAATAGTGAGGCACAAAGATGCTTAAAAAGATCAAATTATATGGCGTATTGGGAAAGAAATTTGGTAAAGAATTTAAGCTCGCTATTGAGAGCACCCGGGAAGCCGTAAAAGCACTCTCTGTGCAAGTGCCCGGCTTTGAGCAATTCATGTTGAATGCTCATGAACAAGGGTTGGCCTTCGCCATTTTTCAAGATGATGAAAACATAAGTGAAGATCAGATCGATTTTGATACGGGTGCATCAGTGATCAAAATTGTACCCAAGGTGATGGGTGCCGGTGGGAATGGTGGCATTTTAAATCTGGTTTTAGGTGCTGTTTTAATTGTTGCTGGTGTTTTTACTGGTGGGACTACATCTGCCATGGGTGTGGCCTTAATTGGAGCGGGTGCTGGCATGTTCGTCGGTGGTATTGCCCAGATGCTTATGCCTAAGACGGATGCACAAAATCAGAATCAAGATGGTAATCGGTCAAACTTCGGATTTGGTGGTGCAGTGACGACGATAGCACAGGGTAGCCCAGTACCGATCTTATATGGTCAGCGTGAAGTGGGTGGTTTCATTATCAATGCAGGACAATTTGCAGTAGATACATTTAGTTCAGCCGATGCTGGTCATACAGGTGGCGGTGGTGGTGGGAAGAAATAATTTAAAAATCTAGGCGCGTTTAGCGCTTTTTTATTGTGTGGTAAATAGTATGAATAAAACAGTAAAAGGCGCCAAAGGTGGTAGCAAAAGCCCAAGACAGCCTAAAGTTGCAAATGATACAACTGCATCAAAAACTTATGCGCGGTTGCAATATGGTTTGAGTGAGGGTGAAGTTGAAGGCTTAGCCAATGGTCTTAAATCAATTTATCTTGACGACACCCCTATTGAAAGCGATATCGGCTCAAAAAACTTTCAAGACGTCACTTTGGATTTCCGCTCAGGGACCAATGATCAAACCTATATGGAGGGTTTTGAAAGTATTGCATCGGAAACTGCGGTTGGCATTGAGCTTAAAAGTGTTACCCCATGGGTAAAAGGCGTAACCAACCTTAATCTAGACGCTGTAATTGTTCGTGTACGATTTGGTGCTTTAAAAAAGCAAGATCCTAAAAATGGTGATGTATCTGGGCTTGTTATTGATTATAAAATTGAGGTACAGACAGATGGTGGATCATGGGAGTTGATGCTTGATACTCAAATGTCTGGTAAAACTTCAGCGAACTATGAACGTACCCACCGTGTTGGCCTACCTAAAGCCAATAATAATTGGTTAATTCGCGTTACACGTAAAACCCCAAATTCAAGCTCCGAATATGTTAGCGATAAAATGTATATTCAAGCTATCACTGAAGTCGTTGATCTTAAACTTGCTTATCCAAATACAGCATTAGTCGGCGTTCAATATGATGCGGAGACATTCTCGAACATTGCAAAAATTGCTGTTGATCTAAAGGGTATAAAGATCAAAGTGCCAAGCAACTATGATCCTGTAAGCCGAACTTACATCGGGATATGGGATGGTTTATTCAAGCGCGCATACAGCAATAATCCAGCTTGGATTTACTATGACTTATGTACCAATAAGAGATACGCCCTTGGCAATCGCTTAACTGAGCCAATGATTGATAAATGGTCGTTATATCGCCTAGCACAATATTGTGACCAAACGGTACCAGATGGTAAGGGTGGAGAAGAGCCACGTTTCACTTGTAATGTATACATTCAAAGTGCCGAATCTGCTTTTGTTATTTTAAGCAAACTCGCAGGCTTATTTCGTGCAATTAGTTATTGGGATGGCAGCTCAATTGTATGTGAGGCCGATTTACCACAAGATACGATGTTTACCTACACATCTGCCAATATTATCGGCGGCACTCAAGCGATTGACTATAACGGCACACGTGCGCGTGATCGACATAATGCTGTTAAAGTTGCTTGGGATAATCCACAAAATCGTTATAAGACCGAATATGTATTTGTTCGGGATGAGGAAGCAATTGCAAAAGATCGTGGTGCAATCAAGCCGCTTGAGCTTGAGGCATGGGGGTGTACTTCTGAAGGCCAAGCACAGCGTATTGGTCAATGGGCGCTAAAAACGGAGCAGCTAGAGACGCGTACAGCGACTTTTAAAGTCGGGTTAGATGGCTATATTCCTTTGCCTGGTAAAGTAATTGAGATTGCTGATGAGTTACTCGCTGGGCGTGCGAATGGTGGGCGAGTATCTGCGGTCAGTACTGACTTGAAGCGTATCACTTTAGATCGTGATGGTGTGGTATGTCGTGCAGGTGATCGGCTTATTGTTAATGGTGAAGATGGCCGAGCACAGGCGCGAGTTGTTGCGAGTATAAGTGATCGAGTCGTTACAGTTGTATCAGCATTTGAAAGTGTTGCGGCTCAAAACGTTTGGGTTATTGATGCACAAGATCTAGCGACAATGAAATTTCGTGTTGTCTCAATTTCTCAAGATGAATCGCATCAGTTCACAATTACTGCACTCCAACATAACGCCGCTAAATTTGATGCCATTGATCATGGTGCATTTATTGATGACCGTCCAATTTCTATCATTAACCCTACAGTACAAGCACCAGTTGAATCCGTCACGATTTCAAGTGAGCAAATGGTACAACAAGGATTGTCTGTTGAGACAATGGTAATCAGTTGGCCACAAGCCCAAGATGCAACTAAGTATCAGGTTGAATGGCGTAAAGATGATGGTACGTGGTTAAAGCTACCATTAACTGGAAGTAACACTGCTGAGGTTGCAGGAATTTATGCTGGGAAGTATGAGGCAAGAGTTTTTGCAATCAGTGCATTTGATATTTCTTCATTGCCGACCTATTCAGTATTAACCGAACTGAAAGGCAAACAAGGCACGCCACCGAAATTAGCCTTTATTAAAGCAACTGGTATTTTATTTGGTATGAAGTTGGATTGGGGGTTTCCTGCAACTGGTGCGCTCGATACCGCTTATACGGAAATTGAGATTGCAAGCACTGCAAATGGTGCTAATGCTGCACAACTTGGGCTTTTCGCATACCCAACAAACAGCCATGTCATTCAAGGAATGCAGCCGAACTTAACACGGTGGTTCCGTGGTCGCCTGATTGACCGCATCGGAAATATTGGCCCGTGGTCGAATTGGGTCAGTGCTACAACATCGGCTGATGCGTCTGCTGTACTTGATATTTTGTCTGGAAAAATTACTGAGTCGCAATTACATCAAAACCTACAAACCAAGATCGATAAGATCGACACAATTGCGGGTCTTGATGGTGATATTGGTAATTTGATTGACAATATTACTGCTGTTCAGACTCAGACAAATCAGCTAAATACAGCACTGAATCAGGAAACACAGCAACGAGTTACAGCAATTCAAGGCTTAAATGACGGCTTAACGCAGGAAATTTCAGATCGTCAATCAGCAATTACTCAAGAAATAACGAATCGCAATACTGCTATTGCATCTGAAGCTACAGCTAGAAATACTGCGATTCTGCAAGAAGCTAATGCAAGATCGACTGCAATTTTAACTGAAAAGAATGAGCGTATTTCTGCTGATAGCAATTTAAGCAGTCGCATTGATACTGTAAGTGCAAGTTCAGGAAATAATGCAGCAGCGATTCAGCAAGAAGCGGAAGCGAGAGCAAGCGCTGATTCTGCGATCAGCAATAGGATTGATTCAGTCTTGGCTGAAGTTGATAAAAACACTGCTGCAATTAATCAAGAGGCAATTGCTCGAGCTGATGCCGATTCTGCAAATGCATCACTAATTGAAACAGTACGTGCTGAATCGAATCAGAATAGTCAAGACCTTCGAGCTCTAGTTGTTGATGAAAGCAATGCTCGAATTGATGCTGATAGATCATTGGCCGAGCGTGTCACTGGTGTTGAAGTCATCACAAACCCAGATATGATTGGCTCTACTGATGATTTGATCGGTAGTGAATCTGGAAATGCAGGGGTATGGTCGATTCTGTCCGCAGTGCAAGAAGGTGATTTATTTCAAGCGCAGCGCACAGACCTATTGACTGTATCAGTAAATAATAATGCTGCAAATATTTTAACTGAACAGACAGCTCGTGTAAGTGCAGATGATGCATTGTCTGAACGCATTGATTCATTAAATGTTGAATTTAGCGGAAATACAGCATCGATTAATCAAAAGTTGCAGACACTTGCAGATACTGATCAAGCTTTAGCTAGTGATATTTCTGGTATAAATACGCGTGTCGGTGCTAATGAAGCCAACATTATTTCTGAATCACAAGCACGCTCAACTGGTGATGCAGCAAATGCCCAAGCATTAACGGATTACCGATCTATTAATGACACAGCTTTAGCAAATGTGCGACAAACTGCCGAAAGTGCCGCAACAGCAACGTCTGCAAATACGCAGGCAGTTCAGGCGCTTGATAGCCGTGTAACAGTTGCAGAAGGCAATGCCAACACAGCAAAAACCAATGCAGCAACAGCCTTGGTTAAGGCTGAAACTGCAACAACTCAGGCTGGATCAGCAGCAAGTCTAGCTAGTCAAGCCAGTGCCGTTGCAAATCAGGCAGCCGATACAGCAGACACAGCAAATCAAAACGCTGCAAAAGCTTTGTCTACTGCAAATACCGCCGCGAATCAGTCAAGCGCCAATGCGTCACAGATTAGTGCTTTAACGGTTGAGCTTGGGACTAAAGCTAGTGCAGGCGCATTGGCTCAAACAAATGCAAATGTTGCTGAAATTAATGGGCGCGTGACTGCAAACACAACCAAAATTGATGGGGTGTATGCGCAAGTTAATCCGAAGTTAATTGGCTCTACTGATGACCTGATTGGCTCAACCGAGGGCTTTGCGGGCACATGGACTTTACAGTCAGCAATGATTGAAAACGACATGGCTTTAAGTCAGCGAATTGATACTACTGTTGCTGAAATTGACAATGCAAAAGCACTGGTACAAACCGAAGCTTACGCAAGAGCGCAGGAGGATGAGGCACTATCATCTCGCATCAACACGCTAAAAGTTGATGTTGATGGGAATAAGGCAGCAATCGTAACACTGGAAACAGCGCGAGCGACTGACAATGAATCTTTTGCTGGTCGGTTCGATACACTTCAGGCAAGCACAAAGACTGCGAAAGACACAGCAGATCAAGCGCTTGGTAAGGCAAACACAGCGACACAAAACATCGCGACAGTGCAAAACCAAGTTAATACTTTAACCACGCAGCAAAGCGCCACAGCGAATCAGGTGAGCACGCTTCAAACCAATATTGGAGAAAATAAGGCCTCTATACAGAGGGTGTCAGAATCAGTTGATGGTGTATATGCACAAGATTTTACTAAATTCGATGTGAATGGTCATGTTTCAGGCCATGGGGCAATGAATAATGGAAAAGTATCAAGTTTCATCTTTAACTATGATTCGGTCAGCTTTGGCGCACCTGTTGGTATTGATGGTATTCAAGTTCGTCCGTTAATGGTTTTACAAAATACACCTGTCACTTTGCCAAATGGCACAGTAGTACCAAGAGGCTTGTATGTTGAGCAGGCAAATATTGGATATCTATCGGCAAATAAGATTGACGCCAACGAGTTGAGTGCTCTCTCGGCTAAAATTGGCTTACTTCGTACTGCCGACACTGGGGCGAGGACAGAGATTAGGGACAACCTGATCACAGTGTTCGATTCAAGCAACATGGCAAGAGTTAAGATTGGAGTTTTCTAATGGCGGGAGTAGCAGATATTCAAGTCGACTACATGGGGAATGGGCAGATGCAGTCTGCATTCCACCCTTATGCTAAGTTGACTAGTATCTTTGGAAAGATTCCATTAGGTATTGTGAATCTTGATAAGGATTTTGAATATAATTATGACTTCACTCTGCCAACACCAGTGATTAATCCATATCTCCAAGTCGTAGGGCTCCAAAGTGTGGATTACTCATTTTCACCTCGAAATGAGGCAGCAGGGCAGTGGAGGTTAACCATGGTTGGGCAGTGTACATTGGTTAAATACCGTAGTGGTGGTAATGTGCAATTGCTTATCGGGTACACCAACCCAGTTACACGCCAGACAATAGATGCGTATATCGTGTATGGAGGGTTCCGTGGCTAAGCATATCGAACTTGTAAATACAAATGGAAACATCATTATTGACGACCAATACACAGTGCCAATGCTTTTATGGCGAGGTTTTGTAAAGGCTACTGATTACATCCGTGTTGATAGTAGCTCATTGTTCTCAGAAATCCATAGGCAATACACATTGTATGACTGGAGTGGGCGAGTTAGGTTCCATGAAGGTGATGATGCTTCCGGCATGCCTTTTGACTCAAGTGATTATTCACTTCCAGCAAATAGGGAGAGGTCAGCAAGCTTCATTGTTGCAGTAAGACAAAAAGATGGTTATGCCTGCACTGGCGGGGCAGCTGCTGGACTGGACACTGCTACTGGTAAGTTCTTTGTTCAAGCATATGTCTACTGTGAAGCGAACGTTGATGTTGAGGTTTGTATATATACTCCATTGAAGCTCAGGCCTTCTAAGCATACTGTAGCTGTTTACAATGCTGCTGGTGATTTAATTTACGATGTCATGAAGCCCCCATTACACTTCTTGGGTGGTCTTCATGGTGGTGTTGATGCAAGGAATAATCCTGCTGCACAGTACAATGTAAATTTACCACCAAATATCGAGTCGCAGCATGTGTTCATTACATCGAACTCTGCAATGCCGTTTTACGCAGCTTACAGGATCACGAGTAACAACATTCAGTTTGCCTCTACAAATTATAAAGCAGTGATGACGTTTCCAAGCTCTTCACAGGCTCAAGTTACTTTGTGGAGGATGAGTACTGTTGGCGGTAACAACAACTCGATTTCAACGAATACGTTCTTCGAGAATTTGATTTACTGCCCTTATCCGCTAGGAAAGTATTTTTAGTGATTGATAAAAAGATTCAATTTTGTAATTAATTTAGAGCGCTTTCAAACACCTTTTTAGGTGTTTTTTTATTTCTGGAGAAGGCAAATGTCTGAAACTCATTCTGCACTTGAAGCGAGCGCAGCAACATTAACATCAAAAGTAACAGCAACCAGCGGCGTGGGGTCATTTATCGGATTTGCAGCAAAGATCGATGTTATTGCATGGGGCGGTTTATTAATTGCTGCACTTGGCTTGGCAATTCAAATTTATTTTGCAGTTCAGAAAAATCGCCGTGAGAAAGTGGAGCACGAAATGCGGAAAACAGAGTACAAGCTACGTATTGATAATTTAAAAGGTGATTGTGATGCAAAATAAGACTAAGGTATCAGTCCTTTTATTGGCAGCTTCGGCTGCTTTTTTTTCGGCTGTGAAAATTGATGAAGGTTACACGGCTAAACCAGTTATTCCCGTTCCCGGTGATCGGCCTACTCAAGGGCATGGTTCAACATTCAAACCTGATGGCAGCGCCGTCAAAATGACTGATCCACCCATCAGCCGGGAAACGGCTGATAAATGGCTACGGCATGACGTTGCAAAGCGTGAAATCCCATTTAAAAACTCATTAAAGGGCGTGAAGTTATCCCAAGCAGAATATGACCTTTATTTGGATTTCTCTTATCAGTACGGAACAACCACATTTGCCAATTCCTCAATGCTTCGGAATTTAAAAGCAGGTAATTACAAGGCTGCATGTGATTCGCTACTGAAATATAAATATGTGGCTAAGCGTGATTGTTCAATCCGTTCAAACCGCTGCTACGGCGTTTGGACACGGCAATTAGAGCGACACAAGAAATGTATGGAGGCTCAGTGATGAGGTTAATTATTGCAGCTAAATTTTGGCGAGAAATTTTAATAGTATTTCTCGCTTTTTTATTGCTTATCACACTGTCTCTACTAAATCACAAATCTGGCCAAGTTAAAACGGCAGATCAAAAGTGTTTTGAACAGATCCAGAAAATTGAACATGCGCAGGTTGAGGCTTTGGCCAAACAGCAAGACAAAGTAAATAAAGTGAGCGCTGATTATGAAAAACTTAGATCAGAACAACGTACAAAAGTCGAAACGGTTACACGTACAGTGCAAAAGATCGTTGAGCGTCCTGTTTATTTCAATCGCTGTATTGATGATGACGGCGTGCGGCAGATCAACAGTCTTATCGAAGCCGGCAATACCAGCTAACCTACTTGAACCATGTCAGAAATTTAGCTATTTGGAAGGTGGAACAGGTAAAGATGCAATGCTTTGGGCAGTTGATACCGTCGCGAAGGGAAACGAGTGTGCAGCGCGTCATGCAGCTTTGGTAGAAGCAGCAAGGTAG